TCACCCAACTAGAGGTAACGAGGTTGCTGAGTTTGCTGAGCAAATCGGTATGCCGTTGCTTCCTTGGCAACAATACCTAATTGACGAGGCTAGTAAAACTAAACCAGATCACACTTGGGCGCACCGAAACGTGTTAGCAATCTGTGCAAGACAACAAGGTAAAACCCATTTAATGAGAATGAGAATATTATCAGGTCTTTACTTGTGGGACGAAAAACTACAAATTGCAACAGCACAAACACGTGATTTATCGTTAGAGACTTTTAGAAAAGTTATTGAAACAATAGAAAACTTTGATTGGTTACGCAAAAAAGTTAAACACATAACACGAGCTAATGGTCGTGAAGAAGTTGAACTGAAAAATGGTATGCGTTACAAAATTATAGCACCAACAGCAGGTGGCGCGCGAGGTTTATCAGCTGACACAGTTTACTTGGACGAGGTAAGACAACACAAAACCTTTGACGCTTACGCTGCTTTGGCTTTTACAATGAACGCAAGACCTAACCCACAATTTTGGGGCATCAGTAACGCTGGAGATCATTACAGCGTGGTGCTTAATGCTTTACGTCAACGAGCACTTGACAAAATAGAAAAAGATTCAGACGAAGACATCTTGTATATGGAATGGTCAGCAAGACCTGACAGGAAACTTAACGACATTGAAGGCTGGCAAGAAGCAAACCCTGCCCTTGGAAGAACAGTACAGCTAGAAGCAATTAAAGCCAGGTTGAGTGACCCACCAGAAATATTTCAAACAGAAGTTTTATGCCAATGGGTTGAAACAATGAATTCAGCTTGGGAACAAGGTGCTTGGAATTCTTGTATGCAACCTAATCTAACACTTGTGCCTGACAGACCTACTTGGCTTGGTGTTGAAATAAGTCCAGAGCGAAACAGTTGGGCTTTAACAGGTGCTCAAATGCTTAAAGATAAATCTATAGCTGTTGGTTTAATGGAATACGTTGATTCAGATAACCCAATAGATGATTTACAGATAGCAAGCCGTATAGCCGAATGGGCAAAACATTACAACGCTGAAGAAGTTATAGCAAACAGGTTTACAGGTGATTCAGTTGTAGCCAAATTACGACAAGCAGGCATAAACGCTAATTTAATTAAAGGAGCAGACTATTTCACAGCTTGTGATCAAGTGCTTAGTGCTATGAGTGGGGGTCGACTAGCTCATTCAAACCAACCAGAGTTAACAAGTAGCGTAAACACTTGCACAAAGAAAACAAACGACTCAGGTGCTTGGTATGTGATGAGACGCAAAGTATCCACAGCTGCAATAAGTATGATTTTGGCAATACACAAAGCCGAACAATACGGCACAAGGTCAGTTAACCAAGACATTGTAGTTGCTTAGGTGCTTGACTATTATAACGATTTGGTAAAGAATTAGAAGTTATGGGCTTCTTTCAAAATCTTCTTGGTATCACACCAGACGACAGCGTAAACAAAGTTGACGCAGCCGTTGCACCATACAACTATCAACAATACGCCCAACCATTTGACTATTTTGGTTTATCATCAGTAACCAGAGCACAAGCTATGCAAGTCCCAGCAGTTGCAAGAGCTAGAAATATTATTTGTGCAACTATCGGATCACTACCATTAGAAGTTAGACGCGAAAGCAATAATTCAAAAGTTCCGACCCCACCATTTATTAGGCAACCCGACCCTCGTATGACTGGACAGTCTGTTTACACATTTTTAGCAGAGGACATTTTATTTACAGGTCAAGGTTATATGCGAACACTTGAACTTGGCACAGACGGACGACCTTTATCAGCTGAATGGATTTCAGTAAGCCGTGTAACAAGAACACTTGACGCACTTGGACACAACGTAAGATATTACAGCGTTGACGGCAATCGTGTACCAGAAAACGGACTTGGTTCACTAATACCATTTACAGGATTTGACGAAGGATTACTTGTAAGAGCAGGAACAACAATACTTACAGCACTTGCATTAGAAAAAGCAGTTAAAAGATTTGCAGACGAACCAACACCTAACGTTGTGTTGAAATCAAACTTGCCTATGCCTGCTGAAAGAGTTACAGCCCTATTAAATTCTTGGAAAGAAGCAAGACAAACACGTGGCACAGCTTTTGTTAACGACACAATCGACTTTCAAAGCATAGGATTTAGCCCAGAACAATTAACGCTAAACCAAGCACGTCAATATATGGCTTCTGAGATTGCTAGGGCTTGTAATTTACCTGAATATTACGTAGGCGGCAACGCTGCCGGAAGTATGACTTATTCAAATGTCACAGCTGAACGCAGAAGCCTTATAGATTTGTCATTAAGACCTTTAATGACTTGTATTACACAAAGATTAAGCGACAATGATATTACGCCACGTGGATCTATAGTAAAATACAATTTAGAAGAATTTTACAGCCCAAGTGCTATAGAACGCGCTGACATTTATGAAAAACTTATTCCTCTTGGTGTAATGACAGTAGAGGAAGCAAGAGAAAGGGAAGACTTAATAAATGAATAACTTTATTAAATTCTCAACCGACATTATCGCAGCTAATTCATCAAAACGTGAATTAACAGGCGTTATTGTTCCCTTTGGTCAAGTAGGTCACACAAATATGGGCGACGTTGTTTTTCAACAAGGCTCATTAAAGATCGGTGAAGGTATTAAACTTTTTACCGAGCACGATATGACCAGACCAATAGGAAAACTATCAAGATATGAAGAAGACGATAAAGGAATTATCGGAACATTCAAAATAGCAAGAACCAATGCAGGAGACGACGCATTAGCCGAAGCACAAGAAGGTTTAAGAACTGGATTTAGCGTAGGCGCAATGATTGACGACTATGTCACTAAAGGTGAACAAGTAATTGTTAACGAAGCAACTCTTAGAGAAGTTTCACACGTAACATTCCCAGCATTTGGCGAATATGCCCAAATAACCGAAGTAGCTGCAAGTGCAGACACTTCACAACCAACAGAAAGCGAGGAAACTATCGTGTCAAACGAAGTTACCCCAGAAGTAGTAGAGGAAGTTGCAGCAGAAGTTGTTGCAGCCCCAGCTGTTGAAGCCCAAGAACGCAACGCGCGTCCTGTAATCTTCACAGCACCACGAAGCCCAATTGTTTCTAAAGGATCATATTTAGAACACAACATTCGTGCAGCACTTGGAAACGAAGATTCACGTCAATACGTAATGGCAGCTGATACCACAGGTAACAACGCAGCCTTTATTCCAACCCCACAATCAACCGAAGTAATTAACGGCATTGCAAACGCTGACAGAGGATTTATTGACGCAATTTCACGCGCAACACTTCCAGCCTCAGGTATGTCATTTGAAATTCCAAAAATTACAACAGCACCAACAGTTGCACAAGCAGACGAAGCAGCAGCATTATCAGAAACAGATACAGCTTCTTCATTCGTATCAGTTGCAGTTAAAAAATTTGGTGGACAACAAACATTGTCAGTTGAATTGTTAGACCGTTCTTCACCAGTATTTTTTGATGAACTTGTTCGTCAAATGGAATTTGCTTATGCAAAAGCAACAGATTCATATGTAATGAGTGAAGTTGCAAACAACGGAACATTAAACGCAAGTGCAACAACTGAAGATGCATCTGGTTTGATTTCTTACGTTGCATCAGCAGCAGCAGCTGTTTACTCAGCATCTCTTGGATTTGCACGCAACCTTGTAGTTAGCCCACAACAATGGGGCAAAATTATGGGTTACGCAGAATCAAATGGTCGCCCAATTTATACTGCCTCGAATCCAAGCAACGCCGGTGGAACTGTTTCACCACAAAGCCTACGTGGCAATATTGCAGGTCTAGAACTTTACGTTTCACGTTCAATGACTGGAACAGGTGGAACTGGTTTAGGTGACTATTCAATGGTCGTATTAAACCCAGATTCATACACTTGGTACGAAAGCCCACGTTTAAGCCTACGCACCAACGTAATCAACACAGGACAAATAGACGTAAACTATTACGGCTATGGCGCACTAGCTACAAAAATTGCAGCTGGCGCAAACTGGTTTAACAAGTCCTGATAAACCACTAAGTCGTGAGGCTACTCTCGCCCCTGTGGGTAGCCTCACCCTAAACGAAAGGAAATGAAATGCCCGTACTAGTAACAGCAGCTCAATTAAGAGCTGTACTTGGTGTTTCATCTTCCCTTTACAATGACGCAGCTCTTGAAGCAATAATTGACACAGCAGAAGACGCTATTGGTGATTTTCTTATTCAATGGAAAGTCAATATAGATAAACACTATTCAGAAAAAGCAACCGAAACAACAATTCACACAACAAGACCCCACAAATTTTATGAAACACAAACAGTTGCCATATCAGGTGTTGAAGCACACGTAAACGGCAACAAAACAATATCTGCCATAGTTGATGATTACACTTTCAGAATTATAACAACAAGCGCACCAGTACATAAAGATTACAGATTTGTTATTCCTAATGGTATTGCAGCCGAAAATGATTTATCACAATACAACGGCGTAGCAGCAATAGAAGAAGCTGTGCTACAAATATCTGTTGACGTATTTCAATCAAGACTTTCAGTATCGGGAACTGCCCAAGCTTTAGACTTTACCCCTGCCCCATATCGTATGGGTCGGACACTTTTGTACAAAGTTACAGGTTTAATTAGCAAATATATTGACTCTAATAGTCAAGTAGGTTAATTATGCCTTTAAGTACATTACGTTCAGACCTTAAAACAGCAATTACTTCAAATACAAATTATTCTGCTTATGATCACGTTCCAGAAATAATTATTCCACCAGCAGCTTTAATTCTTGCCTCAGACCCATATCTTGAACCAATGGTTATAGGTAATGGCAAAAATTATTACGTCAGACTAACTTTAGAAGTCGTTAGCACTACGTACTCAAATCCAAGCGCATTAAAAAACTTGGAAGATGATATAGAAACAATCTTGGCTTTAATACCTTTGAACTTCATAGTATTATCGGTATCTAGTCCAAGAATTAGAGCAACTAATAGTACAGACCTATTAGCTGCTGAAATCCAACTACAAACAGCCTACACAGGCTAAGAAAGGCAATAATGACAACAACAATTTTAAGTGGTCGTTCTCTAAAATTAACAATTGCTTCAGTTGATTATTCAACCCAAATTTTAGACTCTGCTATCAACTTTGATACAGAACGTTTAACTTTTGATACCCTTGCAGGCAAAGCCTACAAATATATTGACAGCAACGTTACTTTAGATATTACATTTTTAAATGACGCAGGTAAAACAACACCAATAGGAAGTCTTTACAAAGCACTTTGGGATGCAACAGAATCAGCCCCAGATACAGCACTTGCTTTTGTTATGACACTTACAACAGGTGTAACTTTAACTGGAACAGTATTACCACAATACCCTGGTATTTCTGGTTCAGGTGCAGATGCACAAACTTGTACAGTATCACTACAAGTTGTAGGAATTCCAACAGAAGACCTAACAGCTTAACAACTACTAAAGAACAGGGGCATCAAAAATGCTTAAGTTACAAATTTCGTGGGAATTAGAAACAGGTGAAAAGTTTGATGAGTGGACAAGACCTATTGAACTTGCTATGGCAGAAAAAGAACTTTATAACAACAAATCTATTGTTAAAGTTCTTATGGAAGAAAGCACACCAAGCAATTCACTTCTTTTATTCCTTGGTCACAAAATTCAGCAACGTGTCACAAAGAAGATTGAAAGTTTTGACGTTTGGAAAACCAAAGTCATCTCTATTGCAGCTTCTGATTTTGAGACAGCAAATTTTACCAAGCCCGAAGTCTTGGGCGAACAGCAGTAGAACTAGCAATAGCAACTGGGATAACACCGGACTATTGGCTGAATGCAGAACCCGATATATGGGCAACGGCTATAGACATATTGAACGAGCGCAATAATGGCTAAAGCAATTCAGCTAGTTAAAGTTGATAAAGACTATCGTGGTTTATTACGTGCGTTTGGCAAAATGGATGACGTTGCTAAAACAGATATGAAAAAGATTGCAAGTGATTTGGCTGAACGTGGTGCTAATTATGCAAGAGGTGCAGCTAGTCGCGCACCATATAACGTGCGTCAAGCAATAGCTGTAGCAGATTCAATTAAAATATCTAGATCAGATAAAGCACCAAGTTTTAGTATTGGTGGTCGTGCCAAAGTTGGCTCTAGTGCTTTTAGTGCTGGATATGTGATAATGGGTAATGAGTTTGGTTCAAAGCAATATAAACAGTTCCCACGTCGCTCACCAAGCGAAGGCAGAGGTAATCGTGGTTGGTGGTTATATCCTGCTATGGCTAGATTCCAACCAACTATTGCAAAAGAATGGTTAGCAGGTTTTGAACTTATTAGAAACGCTTGGACAGGAAGAATTTAATGGCTGATATTAGGACACTTAAATTAGCGTTACTTGCTGACACAAAAGATTTTATTGCAGGACTAGATAAAGCTGATAAAGAAACAAAAACTTTTAGCAATAAGTTAGATGACGCTTTACAAAAAGGCGCAGCAGCATTTCTTGCTGTTGGCGCAGCTGCTGGGGCTATGGCTATTAAGATTGGTATTGACGCTGTTAAAGCAGCCGTTGAAGACGAAAAAGCCCAAAAGTCTTTAGCCGTAACATTAAGAAATACAACTAAAGCAACAGACGCACAGATAGCAGCTACAGAAGAATTTATTGACAAAACAGCAAGAGCTACAGGTGTTGCAGATGACCAATTACGTCCAAGCCTTGACAGACTTGTTAGATCAACACAAGACATAACTAAAGCACAAAAACTACAAACATTAGCCCTTGATATTGCTGCTGGTACAGGTAAAGACCTTG